GGGTTCCTGGACGTCAGATGCAATTTCCGCATCGTCCTCAGAGGGTCTTGGAAGGAGGTCATGGTGTTCTCCACGTCGGGGTACACGCGCGCAAGGAAACTGATCCCCTGCGTATGGTCGTGGTTCTCGACCTTGATCTTCATCCCCAGCTTCGTACACGCCCAGTTCCACGCGGTCTTGTACTCCGCGTTGAACAGACTGTCGTCGCCAAAAGCCAGGCCAATCTCCTGCATAGCCTCCCAGGGCGTCAGCAGGGGATTGCTCTTCCTAATGGCCACAAACTGTGTAAAAGCGTTGATGAGCGTGTTCCCATCGCACGTGGTCGGTGAGCCGGACTTGATACCAGGGCCAGCTTCGTAACGGAACCCGAAGCGTTTGGCCCGGGCCGGACAGGAGATGAGCTGATCCAAGAGCTTGCCAAGTTCCTCTGCCTCTTCGGGCCCGAAGAACTTGCGGTACGTTGCGTTGACCACGTTCCGCTGCACCCACGCCGACACAGTACCATCAAAATTCGAAAAGTCTCCCTCGGCGACCTCCGGCACGCTTGTTGCGTACTGCTGCACCGCCGCCGCGATTTCAACCGGTGTATGCCCAGGCTGGAACCAGCGGTGTTGGTGGAGCACCACGTCTCTGCATGCCAAAGTATACTTGGACAACATGACCAAGTACCGCACGTCTGGGAAGGACGAAATGATACGGTTTGGCTTGAGTGTAGGCTCGTTCTTGATAAAGCACTCTATCAGTTGCCTCGGCGGCACGTCTAGAGTGTCAAGCACTCTCCTGATCGCGGCCACTTGTGTTGGTTTGTCCATGGCGTCGATCACCTCCTCCAGCGTCCAGGGGGCCCCATCCCCCGCAAAGCTCGCGGACCCGGGGCCATGTGGCCGCAGGACCTCATCAACGAACTCGCGTGCCATCCGCTGGAAAAACGGCCCCGGCTCGCTGTTGTTGATGTGGAACGTCACTCGCGCGTCAATGGATTGGCTCAGAGCCTCCATACGCTTTATCTGCGGGACCATATTGCAGTCCTCAACGAGTGGTCCACTTAGGCACCGCCAAGAGGTCTTCTCGGCGTCCACGAACTGAGTCAGTGGTATGTACGGGGCGGGCGAGGGTTGAGCGGCTCGCCCGACGCGCAAAACTTCTCCAGAACCACGTTCCGCGCCAATGTAGAATTGTTGGAACAAACGTTGTACCATCGGATCCGCGACGCGCAACTGCACCATCGCGGTAGCAGCACTGGCAACAGTCGGGCTTGATATGAGCATCTCGAACTGTGCCATTGGCATCTCAACCTCGGCGGATTCACCGTTCGCACCGAAGCTGATCATGTGGGAACTGTCGTTCCGCACACTGACGATGGAGTTCCAACCTGGCCTAAGCGGGTTGCGGAAACTCTGGTGCTTGACCTCCTTCCATCTCAGATCGGTAGGAAGCCAACGCACGAGGTACCCACTATAGGCTGGCATTAGCCAGACGAATGCCCGGTGGGGAAACTCGGAATACGGGCGCAAAAGCGTCACCTTGTGGGTGATAATTTTCCTCACCCCCAAGAGTCGTAGCAGACGTGCAAACCACGTGAGGTAGCGCTCGTGCTCCCAGCAGCCGACGAACTCATCGTAAGTCGACCAGTTGTTAACCGGGTGCACCCAGGCGCCTCCTCCGGGCACATCGAAATGGACTTTGTCGTCCTTGATCCGGAACTGGCACTCACCATCACTCCCTGCCACTCTAATCGGGCTGAAAGTGTAGAAGACCGCGGGTTGCTGTGCACTCAACAACTCCGTCATGTCTTCAATATAGTAGTCGATATCCACGCCAACAACCAATTGGCCGTTCGAAATCTGATCGTCTCGAACCGGCATGTGCAAATCATGCACCGCATAGTGGTAATGCGTGGCTGTGTCGTAGGTCGACCTACTACTGGGAGAAATCTCATGAATCCGGAGTCCAAAACCAAGAGCTTTGGATTCGATGTTCTGCCTCGCCGTATCCCGTGCGGCGCCACACCGAGGATGCCCATTGTCTCGGGACCTGGGCGCTGGCTCGGAATAGTGGTCCATGAAGGGATAATGCTGGACGCTGATGTCTTTGGCTGTGCGCGACAACAACAATCTGTTGACCGCAAGCCCCAGGGAGGCGCGTGCGCGGCGGTAGGGCCCCGATTGGCAACATACCGACCACGTCTGGAGGAGCGACCGCAATTGGTTCCGACTCCCCCACAGGATGCACCCCCCCAGCACCACAAAGACAATCAGCTTCACTTTGGATGTTTTGGAACTGGGGTCCACCACAAATTCACACTGAGTGGCTACCTCCGCCACCGTGACGGTCGGCTCCTCAATCGGTTTATACAGGATCGTTATGGGCGACTCCTGCATGCCCCAGACGAGGGCTCGCCTGAACACAGCAGCGAAGCGTAACATGAGTGGGCGGTGGATCAG